TTTTGGCTACTTGGCCCGTGGTTGGCATATGGCTCACCTCAATGGGCATCTGCACCATGGCTTTCAACCTTAATGGCTTTAACTTTAACCAGTCCATCGTTGACACTAACGGTAAGATCATACCAACATGGGCTGACGTATTAAATAGAGCTAACCTTGGCTTTGAAGTAATGCACGAGCGTAATGCTCACAACTTTCCATTAGATTTAGCGGCTGCTGAACAAACATCGGTAGCCCTAACTGCACCTACAATAGGCTAATGGCACAACAATCCATCGGACTTGGTGAAGCTCACCCAGTTCAATACTCACCACCAAAAGAAAAACCAAAGGAAACCCCTGAGTCTAAAGAACTTAAAGAACCAGAGGGCGATCCTTCATACTAACGCCACGTCCGTTCATCCTTCGGGACGCATGACAACCTAGGCATGGAACGGGGCTTAGGTATATGGGAGATTACAATGCAAGTAACTTACGTATATCGTGGCATTGCTTACACAAAAATTGTGAAGTAATAACAGCACGGGGAGCACCTCAGAGTCGGACTCCCCTGCACTTGGCTTTTGCCCTCTACGGAGGATACCTTTAGCCGTCTAGACGGTAGGGATAGACCTACAAAATCTCGAGAAAAAATTTTAGTACTAAGCAATATATACATTTTAATTTTTCAAGACAATGGCACAACAAGCCTCAACAGCTAATGCCAACGGTCCTATTTATATGGGTGCCAACAATGGTGCTATAACTAATGCTGGAACCGTTGACGAAAGGAGAGCCCTTTATCTTAAACTCTTCTCAGGAGAGATGTTTAAAGGCTTCCAACACAATACTATTGCAAGAGATTTAGTGACAAGACGTACACTAAAAAATGGACGCTCATTGCAATTTATCTACACAGGTAGAACCAAGTCTGAGTTCCATATACCCGGAAGAAGCATACTCGGTAACGACGAGAAGACTCCTCCAGTAGCAGAAAAAACCATCGAGTGCGATGACCTATTAATCTCAAGTGCTTTCGTTTACGAACTAGATGAGACACTTGCACACTACGACCTACGTGGTGAGATCTCAAGAAAGATTGGTTATGCTCTCGCTGAGAACTATGATAGACGTATCTTTAGAGCTATCACTAAAGCTGCTAGACAGCCTTCTCCAGTTTCAATGAATAACTTTAAAGAGCCCGGTGGTTCTGTAGTTAAAGTTGGTACTGATTCAAGTACAACTGAAGCTGACGCTTACGATGCAACTAAGCTAGTTAATGCTTTCTATGACGCTGCTGCTATTTTCGATGAAAAGGGAGTAAGCTCTGAAGGTAGAGTAGCTGTGTTGAACCCAAGACAGTATTACTCACTTATCAACACTGTAAGTTCTGGTGTAATCACTTCTGGTCTTATCAACAGAGACGCACAAGGAGACGCATTACAGTCAGGACAGGGCATCATTGAGATTGCAGGCATCAAGATCTACAAATCAATGAACATTCCATTCTTTGGTAACTATGGTACTAAGTCATCCATGAACCCAAGGTCTTCCAACGACAACGAAGGAGACTTTGTAGGTCCAAGTATGGAAGATATGGACCAAGCTGCTAACAGTGGAACACCTGCTGGTGGTCAGAAAACTGTTAACAACTATGGTACAGCTGCTAAGTTCGCTAAATCATGTGGACTTATCTTCCAGAAGGAAGCTGCTGGTGTAGTTGAAGCAATCGGACCTCAAGTACAGGTAACATCTGGAGACATTTCAGTTGTTTACCAAGGCGACGTAATCTTAGGTCGTCTAGCAATGGGTGCAGATTTCCTAAACCCTGCTGCCGCTATCGAATTAGTAGCTGGTATTGACGTTTCATCTAACTACAATAACACTGCTGTTTCTAACGCATCATTCTCATAATAGAGATTATTATTTTTTATACAGGGGGCTTCGGCTCCCTTTTTTTATTTACAAAAGTTTATGGCTTCCACAACTATTGACCTCGATACAGAACTATCCGCAGTAAATGCAATACTGGGAGCTATAGGTCAAGCACCAGTAACCAACCTTGGAAACGTAGTAGATGCTACCGGATCACAGATACCCGGTGTGTCAGCATACGATAACCCAGAAATAGCGTTTATATATAATTTGTTACGTGACGCTACTGTAGATGTACAATCAGAAGGTTGGCACTTCAACACAGAAAAACATGTAACATATACACCTGATGCTAACAAGCATATAATCATTGGTGATGATATAATTAGAATAGATGTAACCGACCCTTGGGCTAAAAAGACTTTCAACGTAGTCCGAAGAGATGGAAAATTATATAATAAAATTACTCATTCTAATGAATTTGATGGTGACATTAATTTAGATGTTGTTAGATTGTATCCATTTGTAGAGCTACCTATACCATTTAGACGTTTTATTACTTATAGAGCATCAAGAATGGCAGCTACACAACTTGTTGCTAACCCACAATTAGTACAACTATTAGGTGCACAAGAGCAGCAAGCTCGAGCATCACTTATGGAGTATGAATGTAATCAAGGTAATCATTCTATGTTCAACTTCCCAGAAAATAGTACTTACCAAACCTATCAACCTTGGACAACTCTTGGAGGACGTTAATGACAAGTATTAGACAGACAGTACCTTCTTATGCAGCTGGTATGTCTGAACAGCCAGATCATCTTAAATTTCCCGGTCAGCTATCGGATATCACAAATGCAATACCTGATGTAACTAAAGGTTTATTTAAAAGACCGGGTGCTAAAAGAGTCGGAGATACTAAGTTAGCTAACGTACAGGGGGATGGTTCTTGGTTTCATTATTTTCGTGATGAAAATGAAGGAGCATATATAGGACAAATAGATAACTACGGTACTGTAAGAGTCTGGAAAGCTAGTGGTGATAATGCTGGTGCTGAACAAAATGTCGTATATGGCACAGGTGGAGCAGCAGCTAATAAAGCTTATCTTGCTACAAATGATCCAGAAAACTTACAGTTTCTTACAATTAACGATACAACATTTGTAAGTAGCAGAGACTCAACTAATCCACTTACTGCAATCAGAGATTCATTTGAAGCTACCTATCAACAAAGTGGTACAACTGTTACAATTAGCTACGGCTTTCACGAGTTGACCCCGGGCTACGCTCTTGATATAACTTTTGAAGGAGCAGCTGCTGGAGACAGTGGTGAGTATCTTGCGGTTACAACTCCTGACTCTAACGCATCTACCGGTACAATTACAGTTACATTACCTAATAGTAGTAGTAGAACTGTAAGTACAGATACTGCTTGTACTGTTACACCTTTAACACCAGCTAGACCAGAACCACACTTTGCATTTGTTGATTTATTACGTACAGAAAACGGTAGACAATATGGTCTTAATATATACAACTCTGATACTACAACTGCATTAGAAAGAGCAACAAAAATTGAAATATCATCAAGTACATATGATGAGTCTGACGGAACAGGTAGCTGTCCGGGTATAGGTACAGGGGTGTTTACAGAAAATAAAGCTGGTGGTAATGGAACAGGTATAGGAACAGGTAATGGTAAAAATCTAACATTTAGATTCTCAGCTTTAGGTCAACAAGGTATAAGTCCTAACTACAGTCCTTCTGCTAACGGTCCCGGTGGACAAAACTACAGAGCTGCATATAGCTTAGAGGTTACATTATTACATGGTGGCGAAGGTTGGCAAGTTAACGATACAGTTACTATTAGTCCTACTTTTGCAGCCGAAGCAGCTAATGTAGTTTATAGTAATAATTCATCTACCGGTAGTCAAGCTACAGTTACTATTAAGGTTTTAGAAACTGAAACAGCAAATGTAAAAGCTACAGTTAACACAGCCTCTGACGGATTAATTAGACCAGCTCCTACTCCTTTTGATGCTGACACAGCTATTACAGCTGATACTATTTTAGGAGGTCTTACAACAGGACTACCTACTGGTATTACTGCTAGAGTGATAGGTACTGGTATATATTATTCTAGTGATAGCCCTTTTAACGTAGAGGCTGTTGAAGAGGATATTATGCGAGTCATGCAATCTACTGTTAACGATGTATCACGACTGCCTAACCAGTGTAGACATGGTTATATTGTAAAAGTAGCTAATGCTAGAATTGCAGAAGAAGATGACTACTACCTTCGTTTTGATGGTCAGAACGGACGTGATGGATCAGGTTCTTGGAGTGAATGTGCTCGACCTAATATACCTAGACGTTTGTATAATATGCCGTTGGCTATACAAAGAACTGCATTAGCTAACCCCGGCACTTCTACTGAGATAGCAACCTTTACAGTTAGACGATTTCCTTTTCAAGATAGATTGGTAGGAGATAATACAACGAATCCTTACCCATCATTTGTAGATGCAAAAGGTGTACAAACAAGTACTCAATTACAAAATGCAGCTAGAATAAATAAGATTGTATTTTTTAGAAATAGACTTGCAATACTGTCTGGAGAAAACGTAATACTATCTAGACCGGGTACATTTGGTACACCCGACTTTTTTATAGAGTCAGCTCTTACTGTAGGTGCATCTGATCCTATTGATATATCTGCCTCATCTATGTTTCCATCAGAAATATTTGATGCTTTAGAAATTAATAGTGGTCTTGTTGTCTTTAGTAGTAACCAACAATTTTTGTTATCTACTGACTCTGAAATACTTAATCCAGAAACAGCTAAACTACGTAGTATTTCTGTATTTAATTATAACACTAACTTACCACCTATATCTTTAGGTACAACAGTGGCTTATTTAGACAACTCAGGTAAGTTTAGCCGATTTAATGAAATGGCTAACATAGCACGAGAAGGTGAACCTGATGTTGTTGAACAGAGTAAGGTTGTTCCAAGTCTAATTCCAAAAGATGTAGATTTACTTACTAACTCAAGAGAAAACTCCTTAGTGCTTATAGGTAAAACTGACTCTGATACAGTATACGGATTCAAATACTTTAACGTAGCTGATAAAAGAGAACAGCAAGCTTGGTTTAAATGGAAATTTAACAGAGGTTTAAAATATCACTTTGTTATTAATGATACATATTATCTACTAGATCAAGATAGTTTTTTACAACAAGTATCTATTACAGATCCTGATACAAGCGTTGACGCACTATATCAAAATGATTCTATTACTCAAGATGGAGTTATTTATAACATTCATTTAGATAACTATACAGATTTAGAAGACGGAGTCTATGATTCAGCTACAAATCTTACAACATTTACAAATAAGGCTACATGGCTACCAGACGTTGGTAGTGGCAACGGCAGTTTAGTAGTTGTTGATACTATAGATGGTAGTAATAATACTCGAGTAGGTAGATATGCTACTCCTACTTTATTAGGTAATAATCCTAATGATGATTTTACTCTACCCGGTGACTGGTCACAAGCGACTAACACTGCAACTGCACTTAAAATAGGATACCTGTATGAATACAAAGCAGAGTTTCCACGAATATATCCTACAAAAGTAGAAGGTGAAAGATCTTTCGCAGATGTTAACGCATCAGTTGTTGTACATAGACTTAAAGTACACTTTGGAAAAATAGGTCTTTATGAAACTACACTAACTCGTAAAGGTAAACCTGATTATACTGAAGTATATGAGTCAGCATTATTAGATGAGTATGATGCCTCTGATGCACCTTACCTAGAAGAGTACATAAAAACTGTACCTGTGTATGAAAGAAATGTTAATGTAGGTATTATACTTAAATCAAGTCATCCAGCACCAGCTACCTTACGTGGCATGTCATGGGAAGGAGACTTTACACCCAAATATTATAAACGTGTCTAAATATATACACCCAATTACAATTAAGGCTGCCTACGAGGTGGCCTCCAACTTACGTCCAGAAGACC